GGGTCTGGGACTGATGGCAGGCGCGTGTCTTTTGCTGCTCGTTTTGGCGGTATGGATGGGCCACTAAAAGATTCAAAAGGCAGACCAACTAGATTAAAACTTGCATTAAAGAAGTGGGGTTTTGGCAGTAAAGAAGCCGCTCGTAATTTTGCAGCTAAAAATAAAAAGGCATAACTATGGCAATGATGAGATTAGATGCAAAGCAAGTATTAGCTAGGCATGATAAAGCACTAACTAAAAAAGAAGATTTTAGAAGTCTTTATGATGAAGCTTACGAGTTTGCATTACCACAAAGGAATTTGTACGATGGCTACTATAATGGTGGAGTACAAGGTCAAAAGAAAATGAATCGTGTATTTGATTCTACTGCAATCAACTCTACACAAAGATTTGCAAATAGAATGCAATCAGGCATATTTCCACCGCAAAGAAAGTGGTGTCGACTAGAGCCTGGTTCAGATATACCACAAGACAGAAAAGCAGAAGCACAAGCTGCATTAGATGCATATGGCGATAAGTTATTTGATACATTAAAACAATCTAACTTTGATATTGCTATTGGTGAGTTCTTATTAGACCTATGTGTGGGTACGGCAGTTATGTTAGTGCAACCAGGGGACGATACAAACCCTATAAACTTTATTTCTGTACCACAATTTTTAGTTGCATTTGACGAGGGAGCTAATGGTCAAGTAGATAATGTTTATAGAAGAATGAAATTAAAAGCAGAATCTATACAAAGACAATGGCCTGATGCAGAACTTCCAGCAGAGTTAAAAAATATAATAGATCAAAAACCAACAGAAGAAGTTGAGTTAGTTGAAGCAACTATATTCGATCCTGAGCGTGGTGACTATTGTTATCATGTAATTGATAAAAGAAGTAAAACAGAATTAGTGTACAGAAGAATGGATAATACTCCTTGGATTGTTTCTCGTTATGCAAAAGTTGCAGGAGAAACATATGGACGAGGCCCACTTATTACTGCTATGCCTGACATTAAAACACTTAATAAAACACTAGAGTTAGTATTAAAGAATGCTTCATTATCTATTAGTGGTGTTTACACTGCGGCAGATGATGGTGTATTAAATCCAAACACAGTTAAGATTATGCCTGGTGCTATTATTCCTGTAGCTAGAAATGGTGGCCCACAAGGTGAATCATTAAGACCATTACCAAGAGCTGGTGACTTTAATGTATCACAAATTGTTATGGATGATTTAAGAGGTAACATCAAGCGTACATTACTAGATGAATCATTACCACCAGATAATATGTCAGCACGATCAGCAACAGAAGTTGTAGAGCGTATGAAAGAATTATCACAGAACTTAGGTTCTGCATTTGGTCGTTTAATTAACGAAACAATGATTCCTGTTGTAAAGCGTATGCTACAAGTAATGGATGAAAAAGGTTTGATTGCGTTACCATTAAAGGTAAATGGATTAGAAATAAAAGTATCACCTGTTGCACCATTAGCAATGGCACAGAATATGGAAGAAGTGCAGAATGTATTACAATATGCACAGATTGCACAAGGTGCTGGGCCTGAAGGCGCAGTTAATATTAAAGTAGATGAGATGATGGACTATGTTGCTGAGAAGTTAGGTGTACCACAAAAACTTAGACCAACACCTCAAGAGCGTATGATGATGAAACAACAAATGCAACAAGCTGCACAACAACAACAGATGATGCAGATGGCAGCAGAAAATCCTGAAGCAACTGCACAAGTAGTAGAAGCAGCAACACAACAACAAGGATAAATTATGGATGATGATTATGGAATGCGCCATAATCCAGCTGATGGTAAAAAATACACAGGCTGGAAAGGTGTTCATATAAACAAACAAGGTCAAAAAGTAACAGAATACTCTATGGGGTTTGGTATGGATGGTAAGGAAGTAGAAATACCTATGATTGTTCCATCTACTACAAAAGCAGAGTTAAATAGAATTTTGAATGGAGAGGATGTTACTCCAGCTATGATTAAAAAAGCAACTGAACATGCAAGAATGAGAATGAAACAAGGTAAATCACCTTTTAAAAATCCAGAGGATGACAATTCAATGATGACAAATCCAAATATAATAGGAACAAAAAAATAATGGGAATGTTTGATGCTGAAAGTATAGGGTATGATTACGACAGAGCAAAGTCTGCTGGCATGGGGCCTACTGGTGATGGCACAAAAGAAAATAAAGGGCATTGGGGTTCTGTAGCTCCAACAACAGAAGAAGAAAGAAAGAAATACAATTTACCTAGAGAAAGTTATATTTTGGTAAAAGGAAAAAAACATGAGTCTTGGGATAAAGCTATACAAGGTGAAGTAGCAAGAGGCTTTAAAGTTATAAAAAAAGGTAATAGATATTTTTCAGTTCCTAGTAACCCCAGGTCTAATAGATTATTAATGCAAGATGCAGAGATAGGAGAATAACATGGCAGGATGGGATGACTTAGAACAAGCATTGCCTCTTGATGCTAGAGATGTTAAGCAACAAAGAGATGACACAGACCGATTATGTTTAAGAGTATTCGGTAATGAGAACGGAATAGAATTAATGGAATGGTTACGAAAAACCATTTTAGAGCAACCTGTAGCCTTGCCAGGTAGCGACTCTAGTTACGCATTTTATCGAGAAGGGCAAAATTCAATAATTAGAGATATAGAAGCAAGGATAATTAGAGCAAGGAAATTATAATGGAAGAAGCAATCGAGCCTAGTACGACTGAGGAAACTTCGGAAGAGGTAACTGAAGAAACAACTGGCCTACTCGACGATGCAACACCAGAAGAGGAAGTCAGTGCAGATCCAAAAGAAACAGAAATAGATCATCGTGATCCTGAAGCAGTAAAAGCAGAAGAGGGAGATGATGAGCCATTAGAAAGACCAGAATGGTGGCCTGAAAACTTTTGGAAAGAAGATGGAGCAGAACCTGATTTAGAAGGTATAGCTAAATCTTGGATGGATTTAAGAAAGCAAATATCACAAGGAACACACAAAGCACCAAAAGATGGTAAGTATGATTTAGGTGCATTTGGTGAAACTCCTGAAGATGATCCTGTCAAACAACATGTTGTTGGATGGGCAAAAGAAAATGGTATTAGTCAAGCTGCACTAGATTCATTAGTAAGTGAAGTTGTTGGCATGAATCAAAATGCTACAGAAGAATATCAAGTTAATTTAGAAGAAGAAAGAAAACAACTCGGCCCTAACGCTGATGCTAGAATTAATGGCATGGTTAAGTGGGGTGCTGGATTAGTCCAGAAAGGCGTGTGGGGAAAAGACGACTTCGAAGAGTTCAAAATAATGGGAGGTACGGCAAGAGGACTTGCAGCTTTAGAAAAAGTTAGAAGTTCTTATGAAGGTCGTATTCCTGTAGAAACTGCTCCAGTAGATGGTGCGCCATCAAAAGAAGAACTATACGCTATGGTCGGAGATGAAAAATATCAAACTGATCCTGTATACAGAGCCAAAGTAGAAAAAGCTTTTTCACAAAACTTCGGTTAATATTTATTGCAATAGCCTTGATTGTATGCTACTTTACAGTTAAGGCTTATTGTATTCACTCGTAATACAACCCTTAAACGCAAGTAATCTTGTCGTTTGGCTATCGTAATTAGCAAGCACAGGCCCAGACTTCTGGCATACCAAAGCGATTAATTTTTTTATTTATTAATTTCTAAGGAGAATATATATGTCTATCGGATTATCCCCAGCATATGTAACGCTCTTTGATGCCGAAGTTAAACAGGCTTACCAAGGTAAAGCTGCACTTGTAGAAGCTACAAGACAAAGACGAGGCGTTGAAGGCAATTTAGTTAAATTCCCAAAAGTTGGGAAAGGCGTGGCTACACTTCGTGTACCACAAACAGATGTTACACCACTCAATACTGACTTTTCACAAGTTACTGCGACTATGCAAGATTGGAACGCAGCTGAGTATTCAGACATCTTCATGCAACAAAAAGTTAATTTTGAAGAAAGAACAGAGTTAGTTCAAGTAGTAGCGAACGCTATTGGTCGTCGACAAGATCAACTTATCCTTGATGCACTTTTAGCAGGTAAAGGTTCTACAGTAGCTCATGGCTCTGCAAACTTAACAGTTGCTAAACTTCGTGATGCAAAAAAAACAATGGACACTAACAATGTACCAGCAGAGGACAGACACATGATTATTCATGCGAACAACCTAGCACACTTACTATCAGAAACAGCAGTAACATCCGCTGACTTCAACACAGTTCGTGCGTTAGTATCTGGCGAAGTTGACACATTCTTAGGATTTAAATTCCACACATTAGGTGATCGTACTGAAGGTGGTCTTTCTATTGATGGTTCAAGTATTCGTTCTTGCCTAGCATTCCATAAGACTGCTATTGGTTATGGCGAAGGCATCGGCCCTAAAACTGAAATCAACTATGTACCTGAAAAAACATCACACTTAGTAAACGCAATGCTATCAGCTTGCTCAGTTGCTATTGATAGCGAAGGTATTGTTGAAGTTCAAGCAAACGAATCATAATTAAGGAGAAAATTACATGGCTTATGATGTAGATAAATTGTCGCCAGCTGGCGCACAATCAAAAGCGGGTACAGCTC